CGCTCGTGAGTTTCGTTCCTCTACTGTCTTCGCTTCAGCTATGTATTGTTTATATGCCTTGTAATCTTCTGATTCTGCTTCAGGATTTGAATTCCCACTTGACTCAAGGGGAACCTTGTATAATTCCTGTTGCTTCTCAAAAAAGTCTTTGGCTTTCGCAATAGTCTTTTTCTTTGCTAATTTGATTTTTCTAATTTGCTTTTCATCATCGATGTCTTCATCGTATTGATAATCTTCCATAAGGTCTGTGATGTCTTCAGCATCTAAACCTTTTTCAGTAGCAGTTAGATATTCTCTTAGCAATCTATCAGGCTCCATTTCATCGTAATTCTTTTGCATCTTTGCAAAGTCATCGAATCCACGACCTGTTTCTTTTTTAAATTGTAGATACTTGGATACATCTTCGGGAAGGGGTTCATCTTCTTTCCTAGTTTGATTCAATTCGTCTAATGAATTAATCTCTCTCCCGTACCTACTTTCCATAAATTTAAGAACGTCTTCCTCTTTTAACTCTGAGGATTGAGTTTCAATTTCTTCTTTTAATTCAGGTGCTTCTGTCTTTGTGTCAGGTGCTTCTACCGTATTAGTGGTTTCAACATTTGTTTCTACAGAGACTTCACTCCCGCTATTTTCTTGATGCTTGTCCAATAATTCTTGCTCAACTTGTTGAACAGACTTTTCTTCAGCATCACCTACTGCTTTTACTTTGATTTCCATATTTTATTAAATTTAATTTTATACAAAGTTAAACAAAAATTATTATAGTTTTAGACGGTCTATCTTGGGTTAAATTGTGACAAGTCAAACCCATCTAAACTATCCTCGTTAGACTCAAATGTCATTGGAGGTAAATTGTTTTTCCTTTGATTTATTAGTTTTGATTGTTCAGTATTAGCTTGAGATATTCTATCAGACTTTGCTTTTTCTCTTTGGTCTTCTCTTTTACTTAAAGCTGCGGCATCTATACCTCTTAACTGCATATTCATTTGAAACTCTTGTTGCATCAACTGAGATTTAAGCATAGCTTCTTGTTTCATCTTCTCAATCTCAAAAGCAATATCACCCTGTCTAAACTGTAATTTAGCCTGAGTTTCCATTTGAACTTTTTGTTGAGCAGCTTGTACAGACATCTCTTGTTGCTTAATCATTTGCTGAGACTTCATAGCTTGTTGTTGCATAGCCATCTTCTCCTCTCTGTCTTGCTTAGAAATCCTCTTCATTTTTAAAAGTTGATTTGCAAGTTTCATATTTTTTATCTCACGAATATCAATAGCATCTTCAAGGTTAATATCACCTTTAGATAAAGCCATTTGAATATTTTGCTCAAGTTGTGCTCTCTGTTCTTCATCCGGAGATAACTCAATAAATATTCCAAAGTCATAAATGTATAAGTCAGAGATATCTCCAAGTATAGATACATTGTATTTACCTATTTGATTTATAAACTCATCTTTAAAATCAGAGTACTCTAATATATCTGCAACTCTATATGTTATTGCTTCTGCTAAACTTTTATAGATATACAAACTAGATTGTAAAATATGTCTAGTAGCTACATTAGAATTTAAAGCAGCCATTTTTTGTAATCCAACTAAAGAGTTAGAATCAGGCATACTAGCATCTCTTGCTTCATTAAGACCTGTAACAGTTCTTATTTGATTCAGATAATGATTATAGTTTGTAATTAACATCTGAGTCTTAGATGCTCCTGAAGAAGATTGTAATTCTTTAATAGGAACTTTTGCTTGGTTATAATCACCATCTTGAGTATAACTTCTACCAATAACACTACCCGTTTGAAAATACATTCTTAATGCATCTTCAGGATTGTATGCTTGTCCTGTTCCTAAATCAACTTCATTAAGTCCGTCAGCATCTATAAATACACCATCAGGTACAACCCTTGATATTACTTGTTGTAATTTCAAATGAGTTACTTGAATTAAATCAGCAAACGGAACCATTCTTCTAACTAAAGATTCAATTGCTCCTTTATACATTCTAGGTGCACAAGCTACATAATTAGGAATTGCGTGTTGAGTAGCCGACTGAGGTCTAACCATATTCTCCATCATTCTCCATTGGAGTAATATATTGGTTCCCATAACCATAACACCTTCATACCACACATCAATAGTTTTGGACTCTTTTGTAAAGTTACCTTCATCCATCATTTCATTTGGTGGATTAAAAGTATCATCCTTTTCTATCATACTTACATTACCATTGTCTTTTACTTTTCTTTTATAAACAACCTTCTTAGTTGTTTTATAATTAAAGTACATAACAGTTGCAGTGTCTTTGTAGAATATGTCGTTTTGATATGCTTGTGCGTTATTATAATAATCATACCAACTCTGAGAGTATTGAGATATTTCATCTAAATCCTCGTTAGTTAAAGAGGTATCAATTTTTTTAAGTTCTATAATTGGAACAGTTTTAATCTCTCCCCAATAAAAACAATCTTTAAAGTATGGGTCTTCTGTATAACTGTAAACTATATTTGCAGGGTCAACATAAGTTATCTTAACTCCGTCTCCGGCTAAGAACTCGTGTTTAGCTACTGCCAATCCAAGAACGGTCATATCATAGTCTAACCTTTTTCTTGTATCATCATACTTGTTTGCTTCAAATAAAGTACTAATAGCTTCTTCCTCTGCTATCTCAATAGCAGGTTTATAATTAAGTTGCATATACAACTTTAATTCTTCATCAGTATTAGGTAGTTCTTCAGGCTCTACAGTAAAAGGATTTGCTCCTGTTTTCTTTTGTATAGTTTCTAGCATTGGTTTAGCGACCATCTGTCCCTCTACCATTTGCTGATATTTGCTTCTCTTAGATTGAGACATTGCATCTTGAGCAAAAGCTTTAGGTACAAACTCTCTGCTTTGCATACCGTTCACAACGATGTCTACAAACTTAGGTAATATAGGAACAGGTGTCCAATCTAAATTTAGATAAGACAAATCTCCATCAATTGCTAATTCATTTTTATATTTAGCTACGGGTTGTTCCCCTCTTGCGTATAATCTCAGTCTGTGGAAATCTCTCCACTGATTATAATACCTACAACTATTTCCGTCTCTTTTAAACCATTCGTACTGAATAGCTTGACCTATCTGTAAACCAAACTCATCAGTAGCTTTTTCTGAATCTGAAACAAATTGACTAGGAAATCCCGTAGATGATATGTTTATGTCTACTTTCTTCATCTAATAATTTCGCTTATTGTACCTTTATTACTATACCTTGCAAAGTTAACCTTTATTTTTGAAACTTTTTTCTCAGGAATATAGAGGTGTTTCTGACAAGCCATTATCGCTAACCCCGAAGAAATACTAGCATCAAACTTGGTTCTGTTGCTAATATCAAACTTTGCCCAATCTTCTAAAGTTCTTACAAAAATGCAGTCACCCATTTCATTATTTTCTTTCATTCCTATGTTCGCATCTATGTACGATTCTATAGCTGATGCGTGTGCTTGTTTCACGGCTTCACTTGAATTAGGAATTCCTCCTAACTCTTTTTCTGTTTTAGATAGTTTGTTGTAAACCTTGTCAGGTCTATTCATACAAAACTTTCTGTAACCTCTATTCTTAAAATGATATAAAAGTCTAGGTTTATTATTTTCTATTAATATAGGCATTCCATAAAAAACACAAGCCTTTAAAACATCTTCAAAAAACATCTCTGCAGTTTGAGGTCTAGCTATGTATTCTAGAAAAAATTCATTACTAGGAGCATCATCCATATTAAACATAGTTAATCCGTGCAATGCACCATTAGAACCTCCACCTCCTACTGTACCTGATATATCATAACTATCACAACCAAAGGCTCCTATGTGTTTATTAGCCGGAGACTTTTGTCCGTTTATAACTTCCACCCTATTCTGTAATTGTTTTGATGGTGTCCAAGACACATAAAATCTACCTCTATTGTTTGGACTAAACTCTACTTTACTATCCTTTATTCCGTTCTTCCAAACTAAATCACCACGAGTAAGATGATGGTCCATAATTAAAGAATCATTGTAATCTATCTGTTGATATATTTTTGTTAGATTAAATATAGACTGTTTACTCTCATCTCTAAATGCGTGAGACTCTGTTCTAGGGAATTGTCTGTAGAATTCATTCAAAGCATCAGGGTCTTTTTTTAAAGAGTCAACTTCGTTTTCCCAATAATCTATAGCACCTTGATGTATCATTTCCCCATCAATACCCGGCTTGGGTAATTCCGGGTTTTTAAATACAGGCATACCATACCTATCTATAAAGCCTTCCATATTCCATTCCATTGGGATGAAAAGTGAATACATTCCACTTTTGGTTTGACCATTTGCATTTCTTAATAACACATTAGAGTTGTTGTAAAGATTTTTAAAATTATCTCCACCTTTATCTAATGCGTTAGATGTAGAACCCATCATACATTTTCCTATGATTTTACTACCTAATCTTAAACAAGTTTTGGTTACCCTCCAATTGTTTAATATGTTATTTGGTTTTATCCATTTACCACTTTCATCGTGTACTAATAATAAAAGTTTTTCACCATCATAACTGTTGTCATCAGTATTCTTCCAATCTATAGTGGTATCCAAACCATACAACTCATCTGCAGTCGTATCATACATATTTTTCTTTGTAATCTTAGCGGCAGGAATTCTAAAAGCTAATTCTGTTTTAGGCTTATCCATACCATCCATAATTGGCTTAAAGAAAAAAGGCAGTCTGCTATTGATAGGAACTACTTTATCGGTAAACATTTTCTTAGCATCCGAACCTGTCTTAGATAAAATACCTACCCTTGCATCTTTAGCTAATGTTCCTGTGTTAACACATTCTGAGGATGACATAAAAGAAAAACCTGAACGTCTTATCTTTAAGTATATCATTCCAAAACATCTTTTATCAGCCTTACAAGCTTCCCAAAAAATATAAAGTAATCTATTAGCTTCTCTGAAATCAGGGTAACCCACATCAATACTTGTCCATTGAAGATACATATAATGTGCACCTGTTATGTAGGTTGGGGTTCCGTTTGACATAAACCAATAACCTTGCTCTCGTCTATCAAACTCCTCCTCTACATAATCAACCCATCTATCTTTAAACTCAGATGACATTTCATTCCATTGAAATATAGATTGTATCTTACTTAATGATTTAGGTATTTCTGTACGTTCCCAATATTGTTTTTCTTTTTGTTTGTGTCTTTGAAGACACTCATCCGGAGTTTTAGGTAAAGCAATATTTAAACCTTGAACACAAATAATATCTCCAATTTGCCCTGTCTTTGAAATAACTATAAAGTCATACTTAGGTTCATAGCCATACACCCACGTTTTAGCCTTATTCTTAGACTTTAAAACATTAAGTGGCACTATACCTTCAAGTACTTTAAATAAGTTATTTAGACCTTCTTTCTGCAAATCCTTGTTTTGTATCAGTTTTTTTCGCTCCGTTTTCCAATGCATCTATTGCATCCTTTTCTGCTTCTATTCTATTTAATATTTCAAAAGCATCAAAGATTGCTAACTTCTTTGTAGCTGCTGCATTTTTTAATCTATCAGCAGATAAATCATCTTCG